AACCGCCTCAATCATCTGCGACATGTCTTTGCCCATTGCCGTCGCTGTGTTGCCGTACGACATCAGGGCGCGCTCAGACGGGTCTAATCCGAGCGCCTTAAGCTTAATGAATCCCTGAACGGATTGCTCAAGAGTGAAGGGAGTTTTAGCGGCGAACGATAGCAGAGAGTCCCATGCCTCGGTTGCAGCTTCCGTGCTGCCGGTCATGGTCTTTAACGATGCTTGGAGTTTAGCGGTCTGAATAGAGGTTTCTGCAAACGACTTGACCACGCTGCTGGTGGCGATGGCAGCAAGCGCGAACCCGACAGCCTTAACCGCCGTAGCCGCACCTGACATAGACTTTTCGGTAGTCTTGCCCGCTTGGTCGACTTCTTTGCCGAATTTGTCAACCTTCGCGCCGGATTCGGTAGCAGATTTGCCAACCGAGTCCATGTGCGCCTCGGCTTTTTGCAGCCCGCTTGTGTCTGCCTCTACGCGCCAATAAACTGTACCTAAATTCTCAGCCACGTTTCAAATCTCCGCGTTTTAGCCGTTTTGTATCAATAGATTTAAAATTGTCCTTAATCCTTTCAGACACAGACTTTTCCGGCGTCTTGTCTATCGGAGATGGGCAGTCGGCTTTGATTGCCCGGNTTGACCANGTNGCGTANGCNTCTGACATTTTCGATAACGTCTCAGCCTCCCACCACGTCAACCGCCGCCCGGTCATCCTTGCCCACGACTCAAGCTCGGTAAACGCTACCGGCAACAANCGCCCGTCGCCNTGCTGCACTACTCGCAAATCTTGCAGCCACTCTATCAGATGGCTACCGTATTCTATCGCTGGCATTGTTGGGGCAGCACCTGTGATGCCCATGTACTGCGATAGCCTTGACTGTTTGCTGCGCTTGCCCTCGCGTATCTCCGGGTAAGCATGGAGCCACGCGAGGTATGCGTAATAATCAATCAGGGCTTGTTGGCGCTGCCCTTGAAGTTTTTTAACGTGATAGCGAACAGAGCAATGCGCGTTTTGTACGACTTGTACCGGCTCAACAGCGCGATGACGTTTTCTTTCGTACAGGTCGTATCAGCGCCAATGCCGATGTTTTCCCAATCCTTGACAATCGCCGCAACAAGCGCCGTGTCTGCATCCTCGGTGATGTCCTCTCCGCTTCGTTGCAGGCGCTGGACTTCGTTCTGGAATGCACGCACTTGATCAGACTCAGGCCCGTACAGCTTCAAGCGGCAAGGCAGTGTTTTTGCTTCGTCCGCGTACATCAGTTGCGTCAAGTCGTACGGGTCAGGCAAGTGCAGCCATGCGCCCGCGATACTGTCGGCTTTTGGATCAGCGTACGCGCTGAAGTCGAATACTTTTTTTTGTGTAGATGTCGATGTAGCCATAATTAATCCCGTCAGGTTTGTTAACTGTCAGTTAATAATAACGAAAGCGGGGCGCTGACAGGGCCACCCCGCATCCGGTCTTGCGACCCGTTAAGCCGGAGCGTTCTCCTCAAGCACCCCGATATCAGGGCCGGTAATTGCCAGCGTATTGCTCTTCATTACAACATTATTCACGGTGCCAATGTTTACCGCTTTGCTCATAACCTGCGCCATGAAATACAGGTGAGTAGTGTCAGGGCATACAATCTTAAACGGGGACGGAGTTCTCACCAAAAACTGAGCGTCCAGATCTGCCTGCCCCTCATCCGTGCGCACGTACCCGTAACCGATATTCGTGCTTCCGCTGTTGATGATCCCCTTAAGCTTTGTTACATAGTCGGCATCAAGGCCCTCGAAACTTGCCTCAGCCGCCGACTCGTTAATCTCTGGAATATCTGACAAAAAACCAACCTTTTGCCATGTAACCGCTTCAAAACCAGCCTTGTTAAATGTTGCGGGCGGTGCCGCTCCGATATAAAGTTCCGCGCCAGCGGCAATAAATACATCGCTCATTCTTTAACCCTCTTTAAAAATTAGGCCGCATAACGGCGCTGAAAAAATNNAGTGTTGATTATACCATATTCCCGTCAATCCTCATGACGCAGCGGATTGTTGAGATAGGCGTTGACCCGGAGCGGCTGCCGCGTATCGGATACAGCAGCGTGAAAGCGTTGAACGTATCGGTTGTGCCATCAGGGTGCCGGATAACCATCTGCCGGATTGCGCGATTCTTCAGGCTCGACAGCATTTCAATTTGTCCATAGTCTGCAGTATCTCGGTACAGATTTAGAATAACCTGTCCAAAATCTGGAACCCCCGGAAGCGCGCGCGGAGGGCCGTCTAACTGCCTGAATACAGACTCCTGCGCAACCCCCGTCTGCAACTCCCAAGAATCTACACCGCCGATTGTTTCGCCGTTGAAAGTGAACGTGGTGTCTTGTGCGTTTTCGGCCATGACTTACAAATCCTCAGTAAAAACGCGCGCCACTAATTCAAACACAGGACGCCCGTTTTCCATATACATCGGTCCGCGAACCTCAACAGCCGGGTCAATGCGCACGATGCCTTCCGATGCTGTGACGCCGCGCAAGAATCGCTGTATTGCTTGCGCCGTTTCATCAGCCGTCAATGCGCCGTCCGGATTGTGAACGATTGTTATTGTAACCTGAATTGATTGCAGCAGAATATCAGACGCGCCGCCGCCAGTTTGACGGAACAGTATAAAGGGGGTATTGCCTCCGGTGTCCGCGTCGGTATAACGGAAGTATTTAACCGCGTATCCCGATATAAGATTCTCCGCAGTAAGCAGTGACGATACTCGCGTTAAGACTGTTGCGCTCATATGCTGTATTGGCTCTTTATGATCTTAAGTAGGTCGTATGCCGTGACGTTCTGTACCGCTTTAAGTAGGAATCCGGGTTCTGCGTCGGGGGACCAGTACGTACCATTGCCAGTTCCTCCACCGAAAGCAGTGGGCCGCATAGGGCCGAAGTCGCTCTGATTGCCGGTCATGCCAAAATCTCCGCGTTGTTTCCCCTTGAGCTTTCCCGGCATGTTATGCACGGCGGCAGCATATTCAGCCCCATACCCAACCTCACCTTGCCACCCTGAAGCGGTGCGCCACGTTTTGTTATAGGCGCTATTGATCAAAAACGAGGTGTCTATCGGCGTCATAACAGCCGCTTCTGACTGCACGGTCATCAATATCTCTTCAACAGCGCGCCGGGTAATGCTGACATCAAGGTTGCGCAGCGCAGTTTTAAACCGCTGGTTTACATCCTCAAAGCCTTTGAAACTCATGTGTACACAATCCAATCCGGCAGTTCAGATGCGCCGAACATAGCCATGTCAAACCCGCTGACCTTCTTAATCTGTTCAGCCCCCGCTGTTATCGGTGACGATGTTGCAGTATGATCGCCGCGCATGATGTAGCCTTCGCGTTGCGGCATGGATGCAGATCCGTCTGCAAGCTCGAAAAAGTATCGACTGCTTGGGGCGAACTCGTTACCCTTGTCGTCGGTCTGCATATCACCGCCCGCAGCCCAAGACCCTGTTATCAGGTAAGGCGTTCCAAAACTAGGCTGGCTGTATGCGTCATAAGACGATGCGGGCCAGACCGTGAGGTCTTGCGTGTAGCTCCACGCGGCTATGGTGCTCACGGTCTGCTGCGCCCCACTTGCTTAAACATAAACTTCACGTTGTTCTCAAGCAGATTAACAACACAGCCGAACGCGTCCAACTGCTTTAGCATGATGCCGCAACTGGTTGACTCCAGCGACCCGCCAGACGGCGCCTTGTACGACCGAGACGCGCCTGATGGTGCCGACTCGCTTGTTACAGCGCCCTTGCCTGACTCAGACGCGCCCATCAGTGTAGCCATGTGGCGAACTGCAGTGATCTTGAGCAATTCCTGCTTTGCTGCCGATACGCTATTGGCATCAAGGCATTCGTCCGCCTCGTCAATCGTTTCGATCAGCAGATCAACGATCGATTCGGGAACGGACGTATTAAAACCGTTGATTACATCGGCGTACGTGATCACGACAGCCATCAGTTAAAACTCCAGCAGTGACGCTACAATTCCAGTGCCGCCTGTGACAGTCACAGTGCCTTGCAGATACTTGGAGATAGTGGACAGCACGATAGCACGCACCCCGCCCGCAGCGATTGACCCGGTGCTGTAGCCGTCTGCTACCGATACGTTGCCAATGCCAGCGACGGGAACGGTTGTTCCGCCTGAGCCGTCGATAGTGACAGTCAGCGCGCCGCCAGTTTCGTTGTTAAGATACAGCACAGGATTGCGTGAAGCGTTATAGACGAACGTGTCAGAAGCGCCGAGCGTTGTCTCTGTTACAGTTCGTACACCAGCGGCTTGCATATTTGTTGCAGCGATTACAGCCATGTTTATTACTCCGATGTGGTAGTGCGTTTATTGATTTCTGCCAGCATTGATTCTGCTTTCATTTTGTAGTGCGGTTTTCGGCCTGTTGCTTGTTCGTATTGCGTGCGTATGTCTGCGATATCGGCGCCAAATACAGCCGCTTCTACTTGCGCCTCAACCTCGGCGCTTGCACGCGCGTGCTCTGGCTCTGCCGCCGGTGACGCCACAACAAGACGCCGCTCAGTCACCTCTCCAGCCACATGACCAACATCAAGCCATGATGGATGCGGGTTATTCTTGACAATCAGCCGAGTGCCGGGCAACAACATGCGCCCGTCAAGCTGCAATCCTAAATCCGTTACTTCAAAAACCGTGTTCATATTATTCACCTGTCAGTGCAAAAATAAAAAAAGCCCCGCTTTTTAGGGCAGGGCTACATTGTACCATATGTCCAGCTAAGACTTAGCTGATTGCGCGCGCGTACAAAACGCCCTTTTGACCAGCGTAGTCGGTTCGGATCACGAGACCGGCGTTCGCGCTGACCATGAAATTGTAGTTGTCACGCGGGTTGCCACGGAACATAGGCACCGTGTTAACCGCCATGCCTGACAGCAACTGGATATACTGTGAGTCAAGAATCACGCCGACCACTTCGTTGCCTGACAGTGACGCGTCCTCTTTGATGTCAGCAACACCTGACAGCCTCTTCAGGTCTTCCAAAATTGTACCGTAACCAACGTCATTCGCGTTGTAGTGATTTTGGAAGTTGCTGCCGATTTCGCGCGATATGTAGAACGTGATCTTGCCAGACGCGTTATTTGTGATACGCAGCTTATCAACCAGCTTAATAAAGCCGGTACGCGCAGCAGAGCCGGCAGCAGTGGTGAAGTCTACGTTAAGATCAGACGCGTCAAGATCGACGGACTGAACGGCTGTAGAATTCTTGATGCCGACAGCAGCAGTGCCGTTGAACGTCTCGCCAACACCGTTATAAACGTGATTGGCCAGCGACGTCAACACGTTGCGCGTCACGTTTGCGTTGTCGTCAATCAAGCCGTCAAAGCCCTCAGAGCGCTGACCTTCCATCTCCATCCAGCCACGACCAAAGCCAGCGTCGTGCATGACCTTGATGGCAGAGGCGTAGCTGTAAGGCGTCTTGTCAAGCTCGGTCGGGATCTGGCCGGTGATGCTGGTCTTAACTACGCCAGCATCACCAGTCTTGCGGTACGTGTACTCGATCTTGCCGACGGGCAGCGAGCGCCCGAACGACATCAGATCGTTCAGCAGCACAAGGTTATCGGCGCGCGCCAACACTCTTGGCTGCATGTCGAACTCGCGGTACACGTCTTGCGGGATAATCGCAGACGCATTGCCGACAAAGCCGGTCACATGCTTGTTGTTTTGAACGTAACGATTTATTACCAGCGTTAAACTGATTACGCTGGGTAACAACGTGCGCGTATTGGGCCTTGTGGTTGACACCGTTCAGGCCCTTCTCGAACTGCTTATCAAAATACATCATCGTGTGTTACTCCTTAAGCTGTAGTGTCAGCGCTGAAGCCGGATGCGGCCACACGTGCGCGGATTCGCAAAACTGCACCCGTAGTGGTCACTGCCTCATCAGCGGTAAACAGCACTGTTTCGGTGCCGTCTGTCGCTGCAATACGCACCGTGCCTGCGCCAGTACTGGTCAGCGGCGTGCCTTTAGCGACCACTTGCGACGTTGCCAGCCGCAGGTTATACGTCTGACCGGGGACAGGCACAAAAGCGCCCGCAGTGTCGCCAACGGTCAGCGCGTCTGTCACCAGCTTCTGACGAATGGTGTCCATGTCAGCGATTCGGATATTGCCGCCTTGTCCCGCCGTGGCGTGATTGATCCACTGGCCAGATGACAGCGTGACCAAGTTGCCGGGCAGAATGGTCTGTCCAGATGCGACAATAGCCTCTTCGTAAATCGGCTTTACACCGTCAGCGGGGCCAGAATATACTACGTTTGCAGTGGTCATTACGCGTCACCTCCGGGCAGCTCAAAGCCCATTTCGTCAGCGGCATTGCCAGCGAATGCGCCAAACGCACCAGCAGCAGCGCCCGTATCCTTGAATTTTCGCGGCCAGCTTGGTCAGCGCGTTGACAGAAAGCTCTTTCGCGTCGGGCTTCGTCCAGCAGATTAGCCTTGACGACTTTCTCCACCAGCGCGGCGTGTTGCACGGCTTCTGAGGCCTTTGCGTTTGCTGTCAGCGTAGCCACTTGATCGGTGACCGGCTTCAGCATGTCTTGCACCTTCTCAGCGGTGAGCATATTGGCTGTAAGAGCCTCCAGCTTTTCCGCAAGTTCTTTCAGTTCCATATCTTCACCCTCTTTGTTGACTGAGAGGGCAGAGCCCTCGTTCGTTTCTTGCTCTTTATAGCCGCCAAAGATTCCCTTGATGGCTTTCATAATCTCTTCAATCAGCGGTTTGCGCTTCTCTTCTTTTGCTTCGTGCTCAAGTCGCCAAGCGATATCCTGCGCGATACTTTCGATCGCGTCGTCGTCTAGCTCAAGGTTTTGTACCGGTACTTCCACACCTTGTGCGTTAACGAAAATACCGACGCCCTGCTGTGTCGATGCCGCCGGATCCTCACCGATAAGGATGGCGTCATGGTCCGCTTGCATGGACACCGCCATATAGTCGTATTCATCATGCGTTGCCGCGCTCAGTGTCAGCATTAGGCCGGTTGACGTGCTGATAGGATCCTCTGCTGCAATAGCAGCCAATACCTTGCGCCCGGATTCTGTTCGGTTCGCCACCTCAACGTCAATAACCTTGTCCAACAATACGCGGCCATTGACGCGCCTCACGTTCTCGTTCCATGCGCCCACATAAAACTGATTCATGGCCTCCGGTTCGCGCGCGCTGATGTATTGGCCGTTTACCATCGGATGCCCAAACGGTGCCGGGGTTCTGTCAAGGGTCTTGTAGCCCGCTTCGATTACGTCAGCAGGGTAACGGATTCTATTCATGGTTATATCGTCGGGCAGCGTCGCACTAGGCACAATAATCACATCCCGCCCATTGCGCTTCTCGCGGCGAATCTTTGAATTCGCCACTTTCGCCCGCATGTTTACACGTACTTGATCCATAGCTCTAAACCGCTCGGTACAATTTAGACGCGATTATAGCATACTTTTTTGGCTTGACCGGGGGTGCAATACGTGGTAGCAATCGTCCACGGTCCTAGGACGCGGGACGGTCAAAAAAATGCCCGCACGTGGCGGGCTAATGGGACAGGAGTTAAGCGGGGTTATTGTAGCATGTTATATCGTTACATGCAGGTGATCTGCCTCGCATACCTCAAAGCACTCAAGACCCATGACAAAAAAGGCGTCTTCGTTGCGGTGCGTGATAAAGTAATATTCGTCTTGCGTCAGTGATCTAAGCATCAGTATTTGCTTCCCGCCCAAGTATATGCGCTCAGGCTTTATGCCGACACTCCTGTGAAAGCCTCTTATAGCATTGTATATCTGCTCTTTTATGCCGACTATCTCGGCGCGGGTTAGTTTCATTTCACGAC